CAACAATATTCAATATTATATACAAATTCGTCAAAGTATCAGAAATTAGAAACTATTGATGGCGTAATATATGGTTTTCATCCCGACACAATTAGTGTAGAAAATCAAAACACTTACAATAGTACAAAAAAAATGTTATTGGAATATTTGCCATATATACAAAAAAGGCGTGCAGCGATTTTAATTAAAACTTTAAAAAATGCAATTTTAATGCCAATTTAAATTATGGAAAGAATTTTTAATTGGGAACAATGGCGTATAATTGCCATTTCAACGGTTAGCCCGGTATTAGGGTATTTAACCCCGACAAAAGGATTTGTTAGTGCATTAGTAGTAATGTTTGCGTTCAATATTTGGGCGGGAATGAGGGCGGACGGCGTGGCGATTGTGCGATGCAAAAACTTTTCGTTCCGAAAGTTCAAAAACGCATTGTGCGAATTGCTTTTGTATCTGTTTATTGTGGAGGCGATTTTTTTCATTATGAAAAATTGCGGCGACGACCAAGCGGCAATTGTAGTTGTTAAATCGCTTACTTATGTGTTTATGTACGTTTATTTGCAAAATGCGTTCCGCAATCTTATTGTTGCGTACCCCCGGAATTTGGCATTACGTATTATTTACCATGTTATCCGTTTGGAGTTTACAAGGGCTTTGCCGTCGCATTTGCAACCGATAATTGAAAGAATGGAAAAAGAATTTGGGGACGACCCCGACAAAAACAATAAAAAGAAAGGAGAAAAAGAAAATGAGTAAATAAATAATTATATTTGCAACGGGGATAGGCGGAGTAATTAACCGACCGAAAGGGCAAGCCAATAGCCCGTCCCCGTTTCTTATTTGTTGGCAGTTCTTAAAAGTTGGCAATTATGGAAAATGAGATTTGGAAAGATGTTCCCGGATATGCAGGGATATATCAAGTTAGTAATTATGGGCGTGTAAAGTCTTTGCCTAAAAGTTATATTATTTGTAACAAGTATGTTGTTACAGCAAAAGAAAAAGTGTTGAAACAACGTAAAGTAAAATGTTATAAAATTATAGAATTAAATCATAAAGGAATTGCAAGGCGTTTCCCGGTTCATGTATTAGTTGCAAAAATGTTTATACCAAATCCAAACAATTATCCCGAAATAGACCATATAGACACGGATAGGGCAAATAATAAATTTTCAAATTTGCGTTGGTGTACACATTCTATGAACATGAATAACCCAATTACAAAGGAAAAAATACGTAATATACCAAGAATAAAAGGGAAAGAAAATCCATTGTTTGAGGGGAAAAGCCCGGACGCAAAAGCAGTAATTCAATATGACATGAAAAATAACATTGTGGCTAAATATAACAGCGTACACCAAGCAGCAAGAAAAAACGATTTTAGTTATAGTTGTATTGCAAGGGTATGCAGAGGCTAAAGAAAAACATATAAAAAATTTAAATGGAGTTATGAAACAGAAAGTAATTATTCTTGATGGAGGTCACGGCGTGGATTGTGCCGGAAAACGTTCCCCCATTTGGGGAGACGGTTCCCAATTGTTAGAATGGGAGTTTAACCGTGATATTGTACGCCGTATTGCGGCGATGTTGAAAGCGGAGGGAATAAAGTTTGAAATTTTGGTACCGGAGGACAACGACGTATCATTACCGGAACGTTGCCGCCGTGCTAACGTGATATATGACGATTGCGGGCAGAACGCCGTATTGTTCAGCATACACGGGAACGCCGGAGGCGGCACCGGATGGGAATGTTATACAAGCGTCGGCGAAACGAAAGCCGATGAAATTGCGACCGTCCTTTGTAATGAGGCAGAAAAGGAGTTTGCCCCGGATGGTTGGAAAATGCGCTTTGATTATAGCGACGGCGACCCGGACAAAGAAAGCCAATTTTATATTCTGAAACACACGAAAGCCCCGGCGGTATTGTCTGAAAACTTTTTCTTTGATACGGAAAAGGATTGCCGTTTTATGATGAGCGACGCCGGGAGAAAAAGAATTGCAAAGGTGCATTTTGAAGCAATAAAGAAAATTGTATGAAAAAGTATTTGATTTTAGCGGTAATGGCAATTGCCGCCGTTGCAACAATTTGGGTGCAGCGAGCGAAAATTGATAAATTGACGGACGAACGGAACAGATACCGGGGAAATACAGAAACATTGTTGCAGGACGTCAAAACGTACAAAACAAAGGATAGTTTGAACGCCGCCAAAGTTGGAGTTTTGGAACTGAAATTGTCGGAGTTTGAACGATACCGGGCGAGCGATGCGGAACTAATAAAAACCTTGCAAACAAAGAACCGGGAATTGGAAGCATTAACAAGCGCACAATGTCAAACGATAATTGATTTGCGGGGAACCGTCCGGGATAGTTTGGTATATGTTGACCGGGTTGTTGTTGATACATTACGATGTATAACAGCCGCCGACAAATGGTTTTCTTTTGATGGATGCGTTAACCGGAAAAATGAGTTTACCGGGAAATTTGTAAATCGGGATAGTCTGATAATTGCAGCAACCGTAGAATATAAAAGGTTTCTTAATTTTCTATGGAAAACAAAGAAAGTAAAGAACCGGGAAATTGATGTTGTCTGCAAAAACCCGCATACAAAAATAATGGGGGTTGAATACATTGAGATTGAAAAATAACTATCTTTGTATCGAATTACATTTGACCATATAAATAAAGATTGTTTTCAATGATTAGCCGGGTTACCCCCGGCTTTTTTCGTTTTGCCCATTTTTAGCCCCGTAGCGGGCTTTTCTTTCCCGGATGGATAAATTACACATTTCGCCCGAAAAAGTGGCTTAAATCGAAAATTAGACCAAAATAACTATCTTTTGAACCAAAAACAGAATTTTTTGCCATTTTCCTATAAAATAAAAAGAAATTCTTTTGGTGATTAAAATAAAGGTTGTATATTTGCATTGTCAAACAACAACGACGGGGCGTTTACCCCGAACAATTAAAAGAAAATCAAAATGGCAACAACAATTTACAACGGTTTATTATACACAACAAAAGAAATTAATCGCAATTTCCGCATTAAAATCAACGGTATTGTTGACGGTAAAAAGGTTAACAAGTTGGTAGGCGTTAAAGGATTGATTGAATTGATTGGCGTTGAAATGGCTAATAAGATGTTGCGCCGTGCATTTAATGGCACCGATGATAAAACCGTTTGCAAATTGCGCAGAGGAATAAAGATAAGTTTCTATGTTAAATAATATCCGACCGGGCGGGTTCCCGGAACCAAATACAAATTCGTATGAGTTCAGAAAAAAGAAACAAGTTAAGCGAGATTTTCAAATTGGCGTGGCAGTTCGTAAAACGCAATGGTTATAAACTTTCAGAGGCTTTAAAATGTGCATGGTTGAACATTAAGTTGAAAGCCGAAATGAAAAAACGAATTGTAAAATTCTACTTTCAGAAAATAGACGGTTCATTGCGTGAGGCATACGGAACCACAAACCCGGAAACAATCCCGGCAACAACCGGAACCCGGAAACCCGCCGACACGGTACAAACGTATTTCGATACAGAAAAGCAGGAATACAGATGTTTCAAAAAAGCTAATTTAATTCGTATTGCATAATCAACGCCGGGGATTTCCCCGGCAAAAAAACAAATGATATGAAAACAATAAACAACGTTGATGATTTAAGCGACGATTTGTGTTTATATTGTCCTTTGGATGATGGCGAAAAAGGAACCCACGGCGTCCCAAATGGATATATAAGTTGTGAGGGGCGTTGTTGCCAAGAAGCGTATGAAATGTATATTGAGGAATGGACGGAATAACAAATTGTATGGAAAGTATAATAATAAAAGAAATTGAAATGATGTTGGAATTACCTATGCACGAAAGACAAAAAGCGTATTTTGTAGACTTGTTTAATGCTGCAAAGCCCGTTAAAATTGTTCCGGCGGCTGATGTATTGGAGGATTACGAATTGGAATATATACAGCATGTAATTAAGCCGCGGCCTAAACAATGTTATCGAAATTCCCATTTACTTTGCGAGGCGTTCCCGGAACGGATTCTTTATTGTGAGGGAAAAACAAACGTCCCAATACCGATTGACCATGCGTTTAACAAGGTCGGCGACGCATATATTGACATAACATTTGAATTTGCGTTGCATGAAAACCCGTCAATATATGAGTACGTAACATTTGGCGAGTACAACGCAAAGACCATACGAAAAGCAGTATTGGAAACCGGATATTACGGCGGAATTTACAATTGGTTATATTATAAGAGAAAGAAATAAAAGACCCCCGGCGTCATAAATCAATATGCACCGGGGGAATTTTACGCAGTAACCGAGAGCGATATTTGGTTGATGCGGTACCACAAAAATATATTGTTTGCCGTAAATTGCAAAACAACCCGCAAAAATAAATTTGAAATAAAAGTATTTATTTTTGGTAATTAAAAAAATATTTGTACCTTTGCATTGAAGTTAAGCCCACGCACGGGGATAGTGCGAAATAATATGAATATCAGAAAAGACAAAGAATTGAACATTTTGGCGAAAGCAGCCGGAAAGAAAGCAACAGAAGTTGAAACAATCATTGTAAACCAATTAATCCAAAAGGAAATGATACAAGACGACCCGAAATTTTGGGGATGCACTTTGTTTGATAGTATCGAACGTGACGTTCCGGTTTCTGATGTTGTCGGCATTATCAAAGCAACCGGAATTTCGGTTGTACGTTCCGAACATTTGGACGCATTTCTGAATTTGGTATTGGTCGGAAAAGGAGATTGCCCGGTATGTGGCGGAGAAATGGAAGTTACCGACGCCGATTATAAATGTTGCGGCGGCGATGGGTATTTAACCCCGTATGAATACGAACCGATATTTGAGGAAAAAACCTGCAAACATTGCGGGCATGTAGAGTAATAACCATAAAAATAAAACAATATGAAATTGAGAGTAAATGAAGCAATCGCCCGTTCCGAGGCGAACGGAAAAAAGGTATTTAAAAAGGATATTGCAGCCCGTTTATTTGAGGGTGCAAGCGAAAGCGCACAGCAGGTAAATATGACAAATCTTTGCAACGGGACAACCAAAAGGATTGTCCCGGAATGGGTAGTAATAATTTGCGAAATGTGCGGTTGTTCCGCCGATTATCTGTTTGGTATGGAGGATTAAAACCATGAAAAAGAAGTTTATCGAAAAAATGGAAAAGATGGTTGATGTTTTCTTTTCCGATGCGTGGCAAACAAAGGTTTTTGCAATGATATTTAGCATTTTCGGAGTAATATGTTTTATTGCCGGATTTTGGAATTATATCCATTTTTTGTTTTCTGCAATGTGTGGATTAATGGTTTATGTATTGTTTAACGAATTAAAGAGCAAATAACATGAGAGCGAAAAAGAAACAGCCGGAAAACCCGGAAAAAAGTATTGCAAACACAATGGGTAACGCAGTAAATGCGGTTAAGAAGTTGGCGGAAGCAATGGGACAATTGCCCGCCGATAAATTCCCGGAAATAAACGATGAACAACAGATTGTCCCCGGATTGGATGCGGTCGAAATAGAACAACCCGCCGGGGCTTTTGAAATTGTTCCGGGAATGACCGTTGAGGAAATGACGGCAATGTTCTTTGATGGCGCATTAATCGAACCGCCGTATAAAGTATGGCAGCTAAACAGCAAAGGACACCGATATTATTACAAGTTTGACGACAACGGAACCCCAGAATTTTATCCGTCAGTTACAACCATATTATCGCAGACAATGCCAAAATCGGAATTTCTGATTAAATGGATTGCCGACAAAGGTATTGACGAGGCGGAACGATACAAAGCAGAACGGGCGGCGTATGGTACATTTATGCACGCCCAATTTGAAGAACTTATAATTAACCGGGTTTATGATTTGGACGGATTGAAAGCCAAATTGAAAGATTATATTGATAACAACAAATTGCCCGCCGATTTCATTTATTACGCTGATGATTTCAAAAAGGATATATTAGCATTTGCGCAATTTGTTTTGGATTATGACGTTAAACCGTTAGCCGTGGAAATTGCGTTGGTACACCCCGTTCATAATTACGCCGGAATGATTGATTTACCGTGTACGATGTTATCAAAGCCCGGTTCAAAAGAATACATAAACGCAATTGTGGATTTCAAAAGCGGGCGCAAAGGATTTTACGAAGAAGCGGAAATTCAGTTGCATTTATATGCGATGATGTGGAACGAAAATTTCCCGGATATTCCGATTGATCGTGTTTTCAATTTTAGCCCGAAAGATTGGCGAAAGAAACCGACGTACAATTTGAAAGACCAAACAGACAGCCCGAACGCAAAGAAAATCCCGTATCTTTTGGAGTTGGCAGCAATTGAGGACGAAAAACGGGATAATACATTTACGGCGGTTTCCGGGGAAATATCATTGGATAACGAACCGGATTTGACAAACAATATTGTTTCGCTGACGTTGGCGGAACTTGTTAAAAGCAAAGCCCCGGCGGAAAAGAAAAAGCCGAAACCGGAAAAAGCCGTTACCGTTGAGGATTTGAAGAAAGACCCGGAACCCGAACCACAACCGGAACCGGAGGAAAAGAAAACCAAGACCGTAAAGAGAACCACACGAAAAACGGCAAAAACGGCGGGAAACAAGCCCGTCAAGGAAAAGAAAACCGCAAAACGTACAATTACACCAAAAAAAGAAAAAGTGGCTAAAATCGAAGAAAAACAGCCTAAAAAGCCGGAACCCGTGACAAAGAAAGATTTGTTGAATACTGAAATTAATATATAAAAGCAAGGGGCGGAAAGCCCGTCCCCGTATCTTTTTCGCAGCATGTGCGATAAGATGATGCAAAATTAAAAAAATAATTTATATATTTGCAACGGGGATAGGCGGAGTAATTAACCGGCCGAAAGGGCAAGCCAACAGCCCGGCCCCGTTTCTTATTTGTTGGCAGTTCTTAAAAGTTGGCAATTATGGAAAAAGAGATTTGGAAAGATATTCCCGGATATGAGGGGTATTATCAAGTTAGTAATTATGGGAGGGTAAAATCAATGTATTTTAATGCTAAGAAAACATTAGGATATAACATAAAAATAAACTCGAAAATAATTAAAAATGGAGTTGATAGACATGGTTATTTATTTGTCAGATTGTATTTGGGTGACAAAATTAAAAGATATTCAATTCATAGACTTGTTGCGCTTTTATTTGTACCAAACCCCAATAATCTATCAGAAGTAAACCATAAAGATGAAAATCCGAAAAACAATTATGCTTGTAATTTAGAATGGTGTTCTCATAAATATAATATGAATTATGGAACAAAAATAAAAAGGCAGGCAGAAAAGATACAAACGCCCGTTTCCCAATATGATATGAAAGGGAAATATATAAAAACGTATAAAAGTATAAAGCAAGCATACGAAGAAACGGGAATAGATAAAACGGGTATCAGTATGTGTTCAAGAGGATTGTTAAAAACGTCCGGAGGATATATTTGGAAGAAAGGAGGAAAAAATGAAAGGTAGAATAATGCGTAATGAACCAATAAATAGAATATCATTACCTATAATTGGGAAAATAAAAGTTGGCGTAAAAGATGAAAAGGGATTACCTAAAAGTATAGATTATTTTGTAAGCACCGGGAAATATGCAGGATTATTTAAGAAAGCATACGGAGAGAAGCCGCAAACAATACAAATAGTATTTGCCTATGATGAACCGGAAAAGTCATGCCGGGAAGAATATCAATATAGGGACGATGTGGGTAAATTGGTTGCATACGGCGACGGGGAAACGTTCTTTGTATGGAACGGGAAACAATATGCACAATACAGTACAAAAGATTATCCCGATTTAATGGCAGGCGTTGCGCAAAAACACCCAAACCGGGCTGTTAAGAATGGCGGCGACGGATGGATTGTAACGTTAACCGTAACTTTTATTATTCCGTTGGTTCGTGGGGTTGCCGGGGTTTGGCAGTTCGTAACAAAGGGTACGGCGTCAACAATTCCAAATATCCGAGACACGTTCGACGCCATGTTGCAGGAACGGGGATTTGTTAAGGGTATAGTTTGGGATATGAACGTACAATTTGCCGTCTCTCAAAAGCCCGGCGACCGTTCCCGTTATCCGGTCGTTTCCATTGTTCCGAACGAAAGCGAGGGGAATTTGCGTAAAGTAACTGAAGCATTTAAGCCAATAAAATTGATAGAAGAATGAAGAAAATTATTTTGTTTTTAGTGATATCAGTAATGTGTGTAAGCGTGTATGCCCAAACTGTAGTAGAGGTTGAAACGTTGAAAGTAACAGACCTTGGGAACCAAAAATTGTGCGCTGCAAAGGTGAATGGGTGTATAGACCATTATTACATTATGCTTAAAACTAGTAATATATATCAAAAGTATATTACTGTTTACCTTGGGGATAAGGAGGAAGCTATAAGGTTACTCCGGTTTTTGTATGACTTAAATTCTAAGGGTGGAACCTATATACATCTGGAAAATAGGACTAACAACGTAGTTTCATGGAATAGATTAGGCTATTATACAGTATTCTCTGAGGGGAGGGTATTAAAAGGACATATAAGAAAGCAAAATATTAAGGGCTTTATCGCAGAATTAAACCAATAATGTTTGATAATTCAAATAAAACATCTATTTTTGCAGCATAAACAAACGACTACCACCGTTTATACGATATTGCTAATTAGCTTGAAACCCTTGGTTTGGTGTGTGGTAGCCCAGACCTCGGGTTTTTTTTTATAACCTATGACTTACAATATTTTGATTGACCAAAGATTCGCCGTTGCAAATGAACTGACTATTGTTCAAACAACAACGCTTGCAGCGTGTATGACATTGCCAACGTGGACTAATACAATTACGGTTGATGGCATTGTTTGGTATCAATATTCGGAAACAAAAATGGTAGATGATTTTCCGTTGCTTTTTTCAATCCCTAAAAGAGTTTACAAAAACATTAAAGAACTTGCAGACAGAGGATTTATTGAGTTGAGTTCTTTTGGGAAAACAAAGTATCTAAGATTTACAGAAAAATGTAAAACATGGAACAGAAGCGAAACGGACTTTAATCAGTCCGAAAACGGACTACAAGACTATAATATTAATATACAGCAGTCCGAAAACGGACTAAACAACAGTCCGAAAACGGACTTTAATCAGTCCGAAAACGGACTACAATACTATAATATTAATAATAATAATAATATTAATAACACTATAAAGAAAGATGCTAAAGCATCTAAAGAAAATCCGTCCGGATTTTCACAAGCCGATTTTTCAAACGAAGAAAAAACAGTTAAAGCAAGTATTGTTTATGGGTTTACCCCGGAATTGTTGGACGTCAGAAAACAAGTAATTGATAAAGTTGATAATTACTTTGCAAAACTTGTATTCCCATTTGATAGCGATGAATTTAAACGGAACTTTTATATTTTGATGTGTCAACCGAAATGGAGAACGTTGCAAAAGAGTTTTTCAGCGATACAAGCAAACTTAAATGGTTTGAGTAAATACCCGGAAGAATTTGCGCTGATTCTGATAAAAGAAAGCATTTCAAAAGGTTGGGCGGCGTTAGAATATGATTCAACCCCCGAAAAATACGAAAAATGGGAAAAAATGAAACGTTCCGTAAAGACAGAGCAGCAAAGCAGCAAAGAAATTGCGGATATGATGAAGTATTTAAACAATGATTTTGATTGATATGGGAGCAATTGAAAAAAAAGAAAATACGGCGTTAGAAATATATAATACCAAGCCCGGAACAAAAGCCATTGAAGTACGCCGTAGAATGGTGCAATTGCCGGAGGTTGCCAAAGCATTAAACCCAGTTGAAAAATATGTTTTCGCAGCGTCAACAAAAACACCAATTGCGGAAATTGACGATGCAAAATTAGTTGAAAATCTTTCGTTGTTGTTTAAGCGTATAGCAATGGACGTTGGTTATATAATACCACAGAATGAAAATGATTGGAATTATATACAATCCCGGTTGTTGGATATTCTGAAACGTTATCACTCTGATATGACGTTGGCGGATATTAAGATAGCTTTTGAGTTGGCGACGACCGGGGAATTAGACGAATTTTTGCCGAAAGATAAACACGGGAACCCGGATAAAAATCATTATCAGCAATTCAATGCGGATTATCTTTCAAAGATATTGAAAGCGTACAAGCAAAAGCAAACCGATGTAATTGATAAAGCGTATAAGGCTTTGCCGGAACAGAAAACCGTATATACCCCGGCGATGATACGAGAGTTTGAGATAAAAAGACAATGGCGGAACCGTTATATTTTCCTTTGCTACAAATACACCGGGAAATTAATATTGGGGCTAACTGATGATATGTTTTTGTATGAATGGTTGCAAATGTGCGGGTTGGCTGATGATGTACAAGTTAAAGAGGACGACCGCAAAGAAGCGTTTGCCCGGTATATGCAGCGTGTAGCCCGTGGAATGATAAACCAATATACGGCATTTCAAGTTCGCCGAAAAGGAACCGAAAGCCCGGAAATTGATTTTACGGCGTTTGAGGTTGCCCGGAAAAAGGAGATTATAAAAGCATTTGACCGGATGATTTCCGAGGAAATGCAAGTTGATAACTACATGAAGTTTTAAATATGGAACTATTTATTGTTTGCTTTATAATTGGCGTAATAGGTTATTTTACAAAAGCGGGAGGATATAAAGATGAAAATTGAAAAATGTGGAAACATAACATTAATAAACGGGGATTGCATGGAGTTTATGCAATCCCAAAATGATAAATCTTTTGATTTGGCAATTGTTGATCCGCCATACGGTATTAATAGAAGTGGGCAAAGAGAAACATTTCCTAAGAATGTAAAGCACAAAAGAAAATTCATTGAAGATAGAGGATGGGACAGTAAAATTCCCGGAAAAGATTATTTTGATAATTTATTTCGTGTATCAGAAAATCAAGTAATTTTTGGAGGAAATTATTTTGTTCAATATTTAAAGCCTACAAAGGGATGGATATTTTGGGATAAAGGACAAAATTTAACAATGAGCGATGGGGAATTGGCATATACTTCTTTTGATAGGGCATTACGTCGAATTATTATTAATAGAGTTGAGTTACTTAAACAAAAGACGTTCCATCCAACAGAAAAACCAATAAAATTATATGAATGGGTTTTATTGCATTATGCGCAACCCGGACAAAAAATATTGGATACACACGGCGGAAGTATGAGCCATGCAATAGCCGCACATAAATTGGGCTTTGATTTAACTATAATTGAAAAAGACCCGGTTTATTATGAACAAGCAAAGAAAAGATTAATTGAGTTTCAAAGACAGCAAGTTTTATTTTAATTATGAAAATTTCAGCAGTAGTGGGAATTGACCCCGGAACAAGTGGGGGTATAGTAACATGGCGACCAAACCACAATATAACCGCCATAAAAATGCCGGAGGATATAAACGATATAAGAGATTATTTGAATCATTTGAAAACAATATGTTCGCCAATTGTTTTTCTTGAAAAACTAAGTGTGCGCCCGGATGATATAACGCCGGGTGCCGATGGCGTCAATATGGGAAAGTTGTACCGAATACAAAAGATGATGGCAAACTTTGAGCAGTTGAAAGCAATCATTTCAGTTTGCGACATTCCGTTTGTTATGGCGCATCCTATGAAATGGCAAAACGAATTGAAGTTGCGGGCAAAGATAAGCCGGAAAAAGGAGGAAAAGAGCGAGCGAAAACGCAGATACAAAGAGATTGCCGGGAATTTGTACCCGGAATTGAAACCGACATTGTGGAACGCCGACGCCACGTTGATAATGCATTTTGGACGATACATTTTGCGCAACAACCCCGGTTGGGTGCGTCAGAATTTACCAAGCAACATGCACGAACGTTTGTTTTAGCCACGTAGAGCGATTTTAATTTCAAAATGGATAAAATATACATGGAAGAAGAAAAAGCCCCGCAAATCGAAAATCCGGGAAAAATAAGTATTCCGGATTTTAAAGAATATGAAATTGATAGAAACGGAAATGTGTTTAGAAATGGAAAGTTGATGAAACAGCAAACAAACACATACGGTTATAAACACATTCATTTATGTATTGGAGGGAAAGTAACCACATGTTTAGTTCATAGACTTGTTGCAATGGCATTTATTCCAAACAGAATAGTAATGAATCAAGAAAGAACATTAACCTTTGGTAAGTATAAGGGAACACATCGAAGTAATATTACTGGAGGCTTCTCAGCAGGTGACTTCGGTGGTTTAATTTATTCAATCGAAAATTTCAATGAAAGTGAATATGAGTTTTAACCAATAAAATGAAGATATGAATAATGAATTTATTGATGGTATTTGGTTTGCTGTTCAGCATATTGTAGTAGTCAGAGATATGCCAGCAATCGCAATAGGGATAATTAAGGAATCGAATCTTTCCATTGATGATTGTAAGGCTGCGCAAAAAAGGAGTGGTTCTTTTCACAATCAGATGATGAAGTTTATTGAAACAGAATTAGCGTAAAACGGAATAGAAATGAGTGAAACAAAAATAATATTAGATGCCTGTTGTGGCAGTAGGATGTTTTGGTTTGACAAAAAAAACCCTTTGGCTTTGTTTGCTGACATTAGGGACGAAGAATACATTCTTTGTGATGGGCGGAATCTGAAAGTCCACCCAGACATCGTATCGGACTTTACCGATATGCCGTTTTTGGATAAATCCTTTAAACTGGTAGTGTTTGATCCACCCCATTTGCTAAAGGTTGGCAAAAATAGTTGGTTAGCCAAGAAGTATGGTAAACTTCCTGAAGATTGGCCAAGGGTGATAAAAAAGGGAATTGATGAATGCTTTCGTGTTCTGGATGACTACGGAGTTCTGATTTTCAAATGGAATGAGGATCAGATAACAGTTAGGGAAGTATTGAGTGCCATCAATCGGCAACCACTCTTCGGCCATACTACTGGAAGACATGGAAAGACTATGTGGATGTGTTTTATGAAACTGCCAATTAACTAATAATTAATTTAGAAAGGAATGAATTATGAATAAAAGAACAATTCAAATAGAACGCAGATATTTTGCCCAACGCAGACCGGAAATATTGGAAACGTGTAAACGTTTAGAAAGTGAAGTTGATGCAATTGTTGCTAAAATAACAGATAAACAAATGAGGCTGTTTTGATTTATGCCCGGAATGTATAACGTTCCGGGTTTATTGTTTTTTTTCTGAAAATAAAAAGAAAAAATTTTGGTAGTTAAAATGTTATGCGTATATTTGCAGTGTCAAACAACGAAAGACCCCACAGTCTAACCAAAATGCAAAAAGACTGTTGAAAGATTAAGTTCGTAAGAGTAGAAAGTAAGCAACGGTATCTACAAAGGGTTAAATGATGGTTCGGTAACCGATTAAATGAAGTGATAAAGCCAAAATCTTTCAGAGTACGACAAACACCGACCGGGCGGGTTCCCGGATAAATTATAAAACTATGAAGTTATTAGAGATTCACAAAAACGGTATTAATGCGCATAATAATGAAGTTTCATTTTATGGCATAGATTTTCAAACAAAAACATTGATGTTTGATGGAATAGAAAACGTTGAATGTGCAATAGAAATCGCAAAAGAGTTAGGATATAAGATTTCTGAAATACAAATGTTGTTTTGATATGTTTATAGATGAAGTAGGAGCAACCCGGCACGCAATAAGCGACAAAGAGTTGAACGAATTATACAAGCGTTTGGAAAATTTCATTGCTGATTGCACGGTTGAGGAAGCGAAAGAAAGCCGGGACGCATTTGTTAAGGTGCAAACAATGATATACCAAAGAATGAGAGAAACAAAAAAATAATATTAACCGCCGGGGGAAACCCCGGCACAAACCGAGAGCAAAAATGATAGTTAAGAAATTAGAATTGGTAAATTTCCAAGTAATTAAAGAGTTTAACGCAGATTTCGACGGTAACGTTTATTTCATTACCGGAGATAATGAGTTGGGAAAATCAACCGTATTAAAAGCAATTGGGGCTTTGTTGACCGGGAACCGTGACGCCGTATTGAAGAACGGAGAAAGCAAAGGTTTTGCAAAAATGATTGTCGGCGACGATGGAGAGGAATACGAGGTTGAATTGAAATTCACAAAAGCAAACCCACGTGGCACGTTATCAATTAAATCAAAGACAACCGGAATGAAAAGTGATAACGTTTCTATGTTGCAAAAGATTTTCGGTTATACAGATTTTGACGCCGTGGAATTTTCCCGTTGGTCGGAAACCGCCGAGGGACGCAGAAAGCAAATTGAGGTTGTAAAGTCTTTGTTGCCGGAAGAAGTAAGAACAAGGATTGCCGAAATTGATACAACCGTTGCCGGGCTTAAAACAGAACGTACCGGAGTAAACCGAGATTTGAAAACCTACAAATCAATATCAGATGCAGCCGGGCAGGGATTGACAACGCAGGATTTGAAAACGTATGCCAAACCAAAGGACATTACGGAACTGATGAAAGAACAAGCCGAAAACGCCCAATTGATAGAAAAAGCAAAAACCGTTCGTTCGGCTTTGGAGCAAAGAAAAAAGCAGTTGGAAGAAATTCCGGAACGTTTAGCAGCGGCAAAAGCGACATACGAAAAAGCCATTGAAGAAGCTAAAAAAGCGATAGAAAGAACTGAAAAACTTTACAAAGAAGCTATTGCACAAATAGAAAGTGAAAAGGCAGATTATGAAGCACGAAAAGCAAATGCCGAAAAATGGTTGGCTAATTATGAAGAAAACAACCCGGAAAAATTAGATACATCCGAGCAGTTGAGAAAAGCCGAGGAACACAACAAAATGGCTGCAAAGGTTGCCGATTATCTTTCAAAGAAAAAACAAGCAGGCGACAAAAAAGCAGAAGCGGAAAAGATGGATTCAGAAATTGCGGAATTATCCGCCGAGCGTGAAAAACTTATTTCGTCGGCGAAATTACCGATTTCCGGGCTTTCGTTTAGTGATGATGGGTTAGTATTAAATGACGTCCCATTTGTCGCCGGAAAGGTTTCAGATTCGCAGATAATGGAGGTTGCCGCAAAACTGATTATAGCAAGTAACCCAACCGTGAAAGTATTCCGCATTGCGAGGGGCGAAAGTTTGGGCGAAAAGAGATTGCAAGCAATTATTGATATTGCCAAGAAAAACGGGTTCCAAGGATTCATTGAAGAAGTTAAAAGAGGGCAGGACGATTTGATTATTGAGGAATACACAGAAAGCGAGTAATTAACCGGGGCGTCGGTTCCCCGGCGTCCCTTAAACAAAACAATATGGAAGTTAAAGACATGACAATTTCGGACGTGTTGAAAACACCCGCTTTTTATAATAATCTGAAAGTGGTTATTTCCGATTTGGAAAACACCTGGAGAAATGCAGGAATAAGCGCAAACGCCCCATTGAAGCGGCACCCGATAGGCCGATTGCAGGAAAAAGGAGTTTTTGAACCGGGACAAATGACCGTTCTTTATGCGTCGGCGATGGATAAAAAATTGCAGGGATATTCAAGCAGCGAAAGAAAGTTTATATTGGAAGTTGGCGGCGAAGCGTTTAATATTACAATGAAACAATTGGTTGACCAAGAAAAGAAAGACAATGAGGAAAAGAGAGATAACAGCAACGGGAATGATTAATAATAACGGCGGTTTACAAATGTATTTTGGAGAGTTGAACCAATTCTTTGCCATGCACAAAGGTAGCCGCATAATCGCCCGTTTTATTGTAGCGTCGCCCGGTTCGTCAGAGGCTTTGAAAGGTTATTATTTCAATTACGTTGTACCAACGTTTAGAACCGGAATTTGGGAGGCGGGCGAACGTCTGACAGAGGAACAAACCGAACGCCGATTGCGTGAGTTGTCCCCGGTTATGTATGAGCAGACCCCGGATATTAACACCGGGAAATATGAAACCCGGTTGCGGACAATTGCAGAGTTGAGCAATGCGGAATTGATAGAACATATTGAGCATTTGAAACAGATTGCCGCAGAGGAATACAACACGTTTATAGACGACCCAAGAAGCATTTAATATGAGGCATTATTCAGAATTAAGCCCGTTAGAAAAGAAAGCGAGAGAGGCAAGCGGGCGGTTTAAATGTACGGATTGCCCAATATATAAATTATGCAAGACAAGCGAAATGTTTATTGATGCGTGCGATTTTATTTATTTGTCGGCATTTAAAACCGGGTATAATACCCATAAAAAAGAAACAAGAAGATTTAAAAAGAAAAAATAATATGTTTTGCAAGTGTAACCAACCCCGTAAATGTTACCCGTTGAAAGATTGGCGGGTTATCCGGTACCAATATACGCCGCACGGATATAGCCGGGTTAAATGTTTGAAATGCGGTTGCGTGTGGATTACACGGGCAAATTATGTTGAACAAACGCCCAATAAAGACGGGCAAAAAAGATTTTTTATTATGAAAAAAGTAACATTGAAAGACAGCAAAGGAAATGAGATAAACGACATTATGAAAGATGTTTTGACGTTCGATTGTGAAACAACCGGGTTGCCCCCAAAGGGCGCAAAATGGGACGTTGATTTTGCGGAATTTCCAAATATTGTGCAATTGGCATGGGCGGTAAACGAAAAGGAACGTTCCTACATTATTAAGCCGGAGGGATGGGAAATACCGGAAGCGTCAACAGAAGTTCACGGAATTACAGCAGAGAGAGCAAACGCCGAGGGCGTCCCATTTGCTGATATTATAGACGAATTTTTGGAGGATTGCGAAAAAGCCCGTTTGTTAGTAGGACACAACATTTACTTTGATACGTCAATGGTAAAAGCAATGATATTGCGAATTATGGGGCGTGAGTATTACGACGCAAAAGCGGAGGACGCATTGTTTAATGGCAAACGAATTGATACGATGATGAAAACAATTAAATTTGTTGGCGCATTGTATGCAGACGGACGTCCGGGCAAATATCCGAAATTGGAGGAACTTTACAACAAGTGTTTCCCCGGAGAAACATTCCCGGCGCATGATGCGTTGGAGGACGTGAAAGCCTGCAAACGTTGTATTCCGGTTTTGGTGGAAAATGGTATTATAGAACTGAAACCAAAAGAATATCCGGCGGAACAATTGAAGTTTAACCCGGAACCGGAACCCGCAAAGACCAAAAAGGTAAAAAGGGAAGTTTTAGTTCACGACCCGAAACCGATATTTGCACCGGATGCAGAGCCGGAAAACAAGGTTGCAAAATTGTTAAATGAAACAGACTTTTAAATTATGAACGAAAAAAAAATGTGCATTGATTGCGTGGATTATCCGGTATGTTGTTTGTCCGGTCGTTGTGCTGATGATGAACCGTGCGAGTATTTCCAAGAAGAAACCGACCCGGAGGAACCGGGAAACAATAAAGATTAAAAATTATGAGCGAAAAAAAACAAAATGTTATGCCGATTCCTACAAAGGAAAGGTTTTCATTATCGAAAGTAAAGTTATTGAAAGATGGCGGGTTAGACGTACATTATGAAGTAACGGAAGTTGTCGGAAATGAGAGTTACACGAACAAATACCATGTATTGAGTGCAAAAGACATACACCCGGATTTGCGTCATTTGTTTAATGATTTGCGCCTGATTATGGGACGTGTATTCAACATAACGTCATTTAAAACCATGATGGCAACGCCGGAGTTTAAAGCAACAAAGAAACAAACAGATATTGCGGAAAGTTTTGCCAAGGAATGTTTGGGCAATATAGAGGTTAGGGGCGTTTCTTTGTCCGGGCAAGATGATAACGTAGGCGTCGTTTTAACCGGATTGTTTACCATATCAAACAATCAGAAAACAGCAATCAATACCCCACGAATGAAATATAACGTTGAAACGTTCGGTTTTGAGGAAGAGTTGGAAAACATTGTTTGCGATATTGAAAACGAGGTTTACGAATTTCTGTTTGAGGGAAAGAAAGCCCAATTAGAATTGTTCGGGGCTGATGGGGAACCAAACCCGTTAGTTTACGTAAATGATGCAGACAACGAAAATGAAAATGATATGTTCCCGGAAATGGCAGACCCGGCGGACGATACAGACAATATGTAATGGAGCCAATATTGTTGACCGAGCGTTGCGAATATGAATATTGTGTTGCACGTGGTTACGAGCCGTTATTGGATATTCGTAATTTTCGGTTAGATATACGGTTGCGTGTTGAGTTACAACGGGAATTGTTCGGGCATTGCGTTTTAGGACGTGGCGACATTCCCGTTGCCAACCAACGGTTTTTCCGGTGGGTTTGGGAGCATAAGCCGCACAGATGCGAGGAATGTTTAAAGCCGTTACGGAATTATTCCGCCGTTTATTGTTCGCATATATTGACCCGTGGAGCGTTTCCCGAAATGGCGCATGATGCAAGAAATATAAATATACTATGTTTTGAACATCATTCATGTTGGGAGAATGGGGATAAAACGAAAATGCGTATATATCCAGGCAACGTCCGGATTATTGAATTGCTTAAAAACGAATACAGAAGTTTGAAAATATGAGGACGAAAAAAAGAACACCCGATTACGGGGAAATTTCCCGCCGTTCAATCCAAAATGATTTTAAAAGGGTACAAAGGTACCCGGAAAGGGAGAAACGCCCGCAAATCGAAAATCCGCCCGAAATAAATGCAGAAAGACGGGTTTTGTTTGTTAGTGAAAATTCAGCATATTACCGATACCGTTCTTTTTTGGTCGGTAAATTGGTAAGACTAATAAAACAATCAAACGTCGGCGGTTGGATAGTTGGATTTGTTTACGATGACGACCGGAAAGCGATAAATCATGCCGCCGGATGGTCGGATATGAAAAAAGAATATTTGTTGGATGGCGTAAAATTTAAGTAGATGAAAATCAAAAAACAAACCGGATATAAAATTGTATTTTATACGTTCGTGGCGTTAACGGTTGCGTCATACATTTGGACGTTATGGAGTATTGGAAGTTGGATTTTTAAAGCTATATTTCTATGAGTGTAAACAAAGTTATTTTAATGGGTAACGTCGGAAAAGACCCGGAGTATAAATATTTCGACAACGGCGGTTCGGTTGCGCAATTCACGTTGGCGACAACTGACAGAGCATTTAAAACGGCAAATGGTACAGAAGTACCGGAGCGCACCGAATGGCACAATATTGTTTTGCAAAATGGATTGGCAAAGGTTGCAAAAGAGTATGTAAAAAAGGGCGATAAACTTTATATTGAGGGGAAAATAAGAACCCGCAGTTATGAGGACAACAACGGCGTCAAAAGATACATTACAGAAGTTTACGGGTTTAATATGGAAATGTTGACGCCAAAGAAAGACGGACAAACAACGCAGCAGGGAGACGCACCAACACCGCCGCCGCCAATTCCCGACCAAGACAAAGATGATTTGCCATTTTGAGAATGAGGAACGAAATTAAAATTCAAATCTCGGAGGGTTCCCGGCTGATTGGGACACGGACAAAGGGGCGAACGGTTATTGTTTCTTTTGAATACAATAAGGAGGACGCAGCCGTTCCGGAGCCGGAACCGATACGACCAATTGGTTTTGCCCATTACAAGGAACCCGCCGGGAAAGATAAAAAATAAAGTTATGCAGTTTAATAGCAAAGAATATGACCCCGAAAAACACGACCGTTGGCGTGCGTTGACCGTCAAACAGCCATACGCAAATGATTTGGTAACGGCGGCATACAAAGACGAAAACGGCGTTGTTTACGGGCGAAAATCAATTGAAGTTAGAAGCAAAAAAACGTCATACCGTGGCGATGTTCTTATTTGTTCGTCGGCAAAACCGGTTTATCCCGGAATGGAAAGCGGCGTTACTTTGGGATTGGTTGAGTTGTACGACGTGAAGCCGATAAAAGATTTTACCCCGGAGGATTGGGAAAACACCCGAATACCAAAAGAAAAGCGGGAAAAGATAACAAAGGGTTTCGGATGGATGATGCGCAACCCAAGACGTGTTGTTGAAATGCCAATTAAGGGGCAATTGGGTATCTATAATCTTGTATATACCAAGGGCGAAATAATACAATACCCCCGGAAAATGGTAATTGACAAAAAGAGTTGGGAACAGATAAAAAAACAGATAGAGAAATGAAAACAATCGGATTCCATATTGGACGTATCGGGTTTTATTTGTATCTGCAAAGTTTGTGGAAGTATAAGCAATTTTATTTGACGCCCGGAGTTATGGTTGAGGGCGTAAAAGGACATGACGTTTATTTAGATATTGAAATTAAATTGCTTTGTTTTTCCGTTGGTTTCCGGCTGATATGGATAAAAACCAAAAGAAATTATTAACTTTGTAATGTAAAATACTAAAAACGTGAGCGATGAAAGAGATAACAAAAATATTGCCATTAAATGAGGCGGCAAAGTTTCAAAAATCCGCAGGCAAATATGATTGCACAATTACGGAATTGGCGGTAATGGGAGCAGGGAAAGCAAGAATTTCAATTTCCGGAACAGAGGAAAATTTGGATTTGTTGGTTAGTTCGATAGAAAATGAGAATAAAGAAACCACATCCGTTTGAACCCGGGCGTGAATATAACCCCGGCGAACGTGCAGTTTACCGGGGTATGGTAATAATTGCGGAAAGATGGGTTAAACCGTCTGATAAACTGATTGAAAATGTTGGCAAATATGTATGTTTGAGTAGATGCGCGTGTTGCGTTATCCATAAAGACGATTGCCCGGCGGTTGGGCTTAAATGCCACAGAACAAGCCGTAGCGATAACAAAGTAATATATTTCAGAAAATTGTATAACATAACAGAAAAAAAGCGATGAAAAAGATATTTCAATTAATAGTATCAATCCCGCACGATAAATTATTGCATATTATAGCGGGAATGATTGTTGTAATGTTGGTTTTGCGTTTGGTTTCATTTATCGGGATTCCGGGAATGATTGCACGTATTATCGCATTGATAGCAGTAATTTTAACCGGGGTATTGCGTGAGGTTTACAACAAAAAACACGGAGGCGTATTTGATAAAAAAGATTTGTACGCCACAATTTCCGGAGGACTGATTGTTTTATTATTAACCGTTTATTAATTGGATATGGAAAAAAGAAGTTTTATTCCGTTTGATGCGGAAACGTTTTTGATGATTGAAGATGTAACGGGAACAGAACCGGAAGTTACAGAGAAAGAAAATTACTTTGAACTTAAAATGTACGCCCCGGACAAAGAGGAAAGAATAATTGAAGCCGCAATATATGCAGTTCAAGGCAGATACGGAAAAAGAATAAAAGACGTAAGGCCGATTAAAGAACAAAACCTTTTGCGTGGTGCAATATTCTTTGTTGAATACGAAAAAGGGGCGGAAAATTTGCCAAATGAGTTGCGCACAAATTTAGGTATGCCGGACGAAACCGCCGGGGATATTTATTGTCGCCGATTGTTAGAAGTTCGTGCATTACCCGTAAAGCGTGATAATTGGGAAAAATTGCAGATTTTTACCGGAGGCGGAACAATGCAGATTCCGGGAACGCCCGGAGGTTTGGCGGTTTATTCATTCCCGACCGAAAACGGCGTAATGTTGGACGTACCGGAGGGAAATTTTATTGTATTGACACCGGACGGAATATTTGGCAAAATGGATATGCAAACGTTTATGGCTAATTTTGAAGAAAAAGACGCCAATACCGCCGGATTGAACTTTGACGAAAAGCGATTGTTTGAAAAGATGAATAAACTTTTCGGCAGGAACATAGAAAAGAGATTGGAAAAATTAGCCGAGGAATACAACGAATTGTTTGAAGCGTTTGAAAGATATTTAAGCAGGGAAAAAACGCAAAGAGAAATAAACGAAATTAATCCCGGAACGCATGATATTATCGACGAATTGGCGGACGTAAACGTTGTTTTATTCCATATTGCGGCATTATTAGGGTATAGCCAAAAGGAATTGCAGGAAATGGCATATACTAAAATTGCAGGACGTGAGAAAAACCCGGAATTTATGCGCAAACACCCACACAACAAACCGGAAAGCCCGGTTTGCGGTAATATGCAGCAGGAAACCGGCGAGGAATACAAACAATTTGAGAACCGTTTTAACAAAAGACTATGACAAACGAAGAAAAAGAAGAATTAAGAAAAAAAGCGTTGTTTCTTACAAATACGGCGTATCTTTTGGCTGACATGGCTAATTCGTGCGCAATTGATGCGGAAAGCAAATTGGGCAAATTGGGAAAATGTTTTCAGAGGGACGAAAAAATGAGGTTCAAGAAAGCCGCAAAGTTATCAAAGGATTTGTTGAAAGCCACAAAGGAAATAACAGAACCGATGTACGATATTACCGACGTTGATAATGCGTGTATTGATAGCGATTATCTTTTGGAAGTTATTCAGTTGGTAATAAACAGAACCGACGAAACCGAGGAAAGCAAAACGGCGATGTTGGAATACATAAAGAAGTTACCACAAATTGAACATGTAGAAGTTTAAGCGTATGAAAAAAAGATTTTAAACAAGAACAACTGAAAGAGCCAACAACGGTTTAACAAGCAAAAAACGCCCCGGAATTTCAACCGGGGCTTTGCCGCATATAGCCGGAAAGCAAAACGGGCTAAAATTAGCCCCATAGAACGACGATAATTCAAAAGACAATAAAAGTATCAAGGAACAAACGGAATCCGCTTAAAACGAAAATTCCCCGAAAATAACAAGCAAAGGGAAAGCGACGTTTGAGAGGAAAGCAAAGCGAAAGACTTTGCCGTTATAAAAAGGTTGAAAAATGGAAGCAAGTAAAAGACAAAGGGGCGGACGCCCGAAAATGTGCAAAAGGACGAAAGACCAAAGGGAATTTGATTTGTCGTTTTGCTCAAATCTGTTTTTGCGTGGTTACACGTACAAAGAGATTTCCGAAAGACTGAATGAAGAAAACGCCCGGCGTGGGGTCGGTTACACAATCAGTAAACAGATGGTTTATTGGGATATGCAACAATTGCTTATTGAGTGGAAACGTGAACGTATGGAAAATATAGACGATTACGTTACGCAGGAATTGCGAAAGTTGGATAAAATGGAGGTTGAATTGTGGGAGGCGTGGGAGCGTTCCAAGACCGGGAAATTGCGAGAGAAAAACAGACAGAACGCAAAGCCCCGTAAAGTTTTGGAGGATGGCGATAACCCGGAATATTACGGGTATGAGGAAACCACAACGGAAACGTCCGCCGGGAACCCCCGGTTTTTGGATTTGCTTTTGAATGTGCAGCAACGCCGGGCAAAGATGTTGGGATTTGATGCACCAATTAAAGTTGAGATTCCGGGAATAGAAAAAAGCATAAACGGCGATGCACCGCAATACGATGTATCAGCAATCCCGGAGGATTTATTGTTTGCGGTTGCTGATAAACTACAAACAGCAGAATATAAAAAACAATTAGCAGAGAAAGGAGTAATTGACGATGGCGCGAACAACAAAGAATAATATCAAGAAAAAAGACGAACCGAAACCCGTACACACGTGCGGCGAATGTGGTTGGGGTAAATTCTATTATGAACATTCAAATTTGGATATGGCCGGGAACCCGATTTGTTTAAAATGCCCGTTTGTCGAAAATCACAGTATGATACGTTCGGAAAAAGCGTGCGACAAATGGAAAATGAAACAATAAATTGGTCATTTTTTAAGATTTCCGGTTTTTAAGTCAGAAAAAATACGGGGGTAAGACAAAAATATATGGTTTATTTTTAAGAATTAAACAAAATGGATAAAGAACAATTACTTAAAATGTACGCCGCACTAAAAAACAATCCCGGGGAATTAGTAAAAGCGGCGTCACGCAATAGGCTGATAAACTTTGCCCGGTATATGCAACCGGATTTAGCATTGGAACCGTTTCACGTCGTTTATTATACGTTGTTGGATATGTTCGCACACGGCAAAATAAGAAAGATGATTGTACAAATGCCGCCCCAACATGGGAAAAGCGAGGGTTCAAGCCGAAAGTTACCCGCTTTCATGTTGGGTTTAGACCCTAACAAAAAGATTTGTATCGGGTCGTATGCGGCAACCATTGCGAGAGATTTTAACCGTGATGTGCAAAGGATAATTGATACCCCAAGTTACCGGGAATTGTTCCCGGAAACGTTTTTGAACGGTTCCAACGTCGTAACAATGGCTAATACGTATTTACGAAATTCTGACGTCATAGAAATGGTTGGGCATAAGGGTTTGTTGCGTGTTGTCGGTCGTGGCGGTTCTTTGACGTCAAAAACGGTTGATGTATCTATTTTGGACGACGTTTACAAAGATTATGCCGAGGGCAACAGCCCGATTGTACGTAATGCGGCGTGGAAATGGTACACGGCCGTTGTACGTACCCGTTTGCATAATGATTCCCAAGAATTAATTGTGTTTACCCGTTGGCATGATGATGATTTGATTGGACGTATTGAAAAAAGCGGGGAAACCGTAATTGAGATTAAAAGTTGGGACGATGTAAAGAACATTCCGGCGGGCGCATGGGTACGCATTAACTTTGAGGGATTGAAAACCGGGGAGCCAACAGAGATTGACCCACGGGAACCGGGGGCGGCGTTATGGGATAGACGACACAGCCGGGCAAAATTGGAGGGACAAAGAGCGTTAGACCCCGTACAATTTCAATGTTTGTATCAAGGCAACCCCGGAAACGCAGAGGGTAAATTGTACCGGAACCCGTTCCGAACATACGTTGACAAATCCGAATGGGGGACGTATGTACGTAGTGGCAATTACACAGACGTTGCAGACGAGGGCGACGACTTTACATTTTCGGCATGTTATGACGTTTACAAATCCGGTAATGAGGCATGGAACGAGCAAAAGAAACGGTTTGAACCGATTCTGTATGCGCTAATTACTGACATGGTATTTACGCAGGAAAACACGGAAATAACAGCCGTTACCGTCCCGGAAATGATAAACAGATGCGGAACGCAAAAAGCATGGATTGAAAGTAACAACGGCGGTTCCGGATTTGAAAAGGTTATAAGAAAAAAACTAAAAGCAGTAACAGAACCATTTTATCAAGGGGCAAACAAGGAAAGCCGAATTATAACAAATTCAGCGATGGTAAATGCACAAATAATAATGCCGATTGGATGGGAACAGCGTTTTCCAAAGATATATGAGCATTTAACCGGATTTTTGAGGGATTTCCCGGCAAATGCCCATGACGACCCGGAGGACGGATTGACCGGAATATACGAAAAAGAGTTGGCGGACGGCGATACACGACCATACAGCCAAGCAACAAGGGGCGTTAAACGTCGTAACTAACAATTTATTTCATATACGCAAGAGTTTAACGGGGAAATATTATATCTTTGCAAAAGATAAATGGGGTAAAGAGTTAGCCCCGGAGATAGTAAAACGAGTTTTAAATATTAAAATTTTAGGATTATGATTTGTAAGTGTCCGGCGGGTACGGCTTTGCCCGATATTCCCGTAAGTAATTGCCCGGAAAGTTTTGGGCAGATTCAGAAAGTAGCATTTCAAAGATTGTACAAAAGCAACGGAGAAAAAAATTCATTTACCACGACGGCGGGTATTGGGAAAAAAGCGTCATGGACGTCGTTGTTGTCGGCTGACGATGATACAAAGATTGTTATTTCCCCATACATTCAAGCCCCGACAGCAGAAGCAGGCGCAGCAAGAACGTTTGGAGGTGGTAACGAAACATTGGGAGGCGTTGAGGAAATTGTGGGACGTGAGCCAACGCCATTTACCGGGGTTATGCGAAAGTTGTCACAGAAAATTATCAAGGCTTTGAAAGAATTGCAGTGCGAAAGTTGGGGCGACAATTTGGGCGTTTATCTGTTTGACGAAAACGGCGCAATTGGAGCAATTCAAGACGCAAAAACAACAACAACCCATTATCCGATTCCAATACGTTCTTTGTTTATCGGCGATAAAACATTGGGCGGATATGAGGCACCGGATAGCAACAATATTCAATGGGCATTTTTGCCGAATTGGTCGGATGATTTGGCAATTATTGTTCCGGAGGATTTCAACCCGCTAACAGATTTAAAAGTGGCACCATAGCAATAAGGGGGTTGGTTATGGGAAAGACAACAAAAGTTTTATTGGTTTGTCCCCAACACAATATGAAACGAGAATTTGAGATAACGCACGCCGAACGTTTGTTGATGATGGGAAACAACGGCGGTTGGCAGTTGCCGGAAAACTCAAATTTTGAATTTAGCAAAGATTATGGGATTAGGTATAAACGACATAAAAAAACAGATTACGGAGCAAAAGAAAGGGGCGACGATTAACCGTGCGATTGTACACCAACAGCGCATTAAGTTTCACGCCGAAACCTTTGTTGCGCCGTATATCAGTCAACCGTTAACGGATTTTCTGAATTTCGTTTCAAACCTTATACCCGACGATAAGTTTAAAATTTTCAAAACTCTTTTCCGTTACCCCGTTAAGACCAACGAGGTAACGGGAATTTGCTTTGATAAGTTGAGCCGAATTTTTGACGGTCGTAACCCGGCGTTCAATTATCAGTTTATGGAGAGCGGACAAAGGGACGATTGGGAGTATTATAGACAGAACGTTTTAAGGGAGCCGGAAATTTGGAGTTCTAAAGGGTGGGAATATTTCAAAACCGAAATTAACAGCGTTCTAATTGTGGATTTGCCAACGGAGCAAGACGCCGCCGATAAATACCCCCGTCCGTATTTCTATTGGTTGCCAATTGAGCAGGTAATAACGTTTGATGCAGACCCGGTAACGGGCGTTATGCGATGGATAATTTTCAAGCAGGACGACAAACGTATTGCAGTAATTGACGATGAGAGATACCGGGTATTTACGGAGAAAGACGGGAATATTGGCGATTTGCTGATTGACAGCCCCCACGATTTAGGTTATACCCCCGCCCGTTTCTTTTGGAATGAGGCAATAAGTTTGAGGGAACCCGATGTTAAGGCGTCGCCATTGACCGAGCAGTTGGAAAGCATGGATTGGTATCTGTTTTATCATATATCAAAACGGCATTTGGATATGTACGGTTCATATCCTATTTATTCCGGCTATGAACAAAGTTGCGATTTCAGCAACGCAGAAAATGGCGATTATTGCGACGGCGGGTTTTTGAAAGACAAACAAGGACGTTACAAGTTAGACCAAGCCGGGATATTAGAGCGTTGCCCGAAATGTGGCGACAAACGAATTGCCGGGGTTGGTTCTTTTGTTGAAATACCCGTTCCCGATGGCGACAAACAACCGGATTTGCGCAACCCGGTTCAGATGTTGACCGTTGACCGTAATAGTTTGGATTATAATGTTGCCGAAGAAGAGCGATTGCGCAACAATATTATCACGTCTATTGTCGGAACGAATGAGGAAATAACAACACGGGACGCATTGAACGAGCAACAGATAAAAGCAAATTTTGAGAGCCAAAGCACAATTTTAAACCGGGTAAAGAAAGGATTTGAGGCGGCGCAACAATTCGTTGATGAAACGGTTTGCCGATTGAGGTACGGCAATTTGTTTGTTTCTGCAAAAATCAATTTAGGCACGGAATTTTATATTTACGATGCAATGGAGTTGCGGGAACGTTACAAGTTAGCAAAGGAAACCGGAGCAAGTGAGGCAGAATTGGACGCAATGCAAAACCAAATTATCGAAACGGAGTACCGGAACGACTCGACCCAATTACAACGTATGTTAGTGTTGGCAGAATTGGAGCCGTACCGACATTTAACCCGTGCCGAGGTATTAAATTTATATGGGCAACAGATAATTAGCGAACCGGAATTGCGGGTAAAACTGAATTTTGCTAATTTTGTTCGCAGATTTGAGCGAGAAAATACAAATATTTTGGAATTTGGAACGCAAATACCATTTTCCGAGAAAATAAAAGTAATAACTAATAAATTTTACGAGTATGCAAATGAGAACAGAGGAGGGGCAAATTAAAGACGTCAATATTTTAGACGTTACCCCGGAAAATTTTATTGTACCAAAGGGCGAGGAAGATTGTTATCATTGCCGAATTGAGGTTAAGAAATTCAACCAAGACACGGGCGAAAGAATTTCAAAACCACGTATGCAGGTTTTCGGCAAAAAGTTCTTTGAATCTTTTGGGTTGCACAATTTGAGAAAGCAGGGTTTTACCGTTGATGTAATGCACGACCCGAACAAATGGTTGCAGGAAAACGAGGCTAAATTGGAGGCAGAAAAACAGAAGAAAGCCGAAGCCGGTGCAAAAGCCAAAGCAGAGGCAGCAGAGGCAGAGAAAAAAGCAATGAAAGAAGCTATGAAAGCCGAAATTCTTGCAGAACTGAAAGCCGAGGGATTGTTGGCAACGGCGGCAAATCCGGGAAGAAAATCAAAGGGAACACCGGAGGTAAAGCAGGATGCGCCGGAAACAAACGAATAAGTTAAACCAAAAAATTATAAAGATATGGCACAGATTGCACAGCAGGACAATTTGATTGTTACAAGTACGAAACCAATTGCGACGATAGACGAAGCCGCAAAAAAGAAATTGAAAGAATGTATTGAAGCCGGAACGATTAACGATGTTATTGTAGTAACACCGGAAACGGCAAAAGTAACAAACAAATCAAAGGTGTTGGCATGGTCGAAAGACGTAACAGCATCGCAGGCACCAACATATAAGGTTGCGTTGGTAGATTGCAATACCGGAAAGTTGAGCGTATTTAGTTTGAGTTAATAATAAAAGGGTAATATTATGGCATTAACAAGAGAAATTTTGGTAGCGAATGCGGCTTTGTCCGGTTTGACTGACGAACAGATTAACGCAATTACAACGTTATCACAGAATGACGAAAATAGTGTAATAGCAAAGAAAACCGGGGAAATTTACGGCAATTTGGATGTGGATATTTTGGCAGCGTCCGGAGTTGAGAAAAACGGAACTGAAAAAACATACGATTACGCAAAACGTGTGTTGGGAGATTTTAAGACAAAAGCGGAAAGCGTTACCGGGTTGGAATCACAGATTGCAACATTGACAAAAGAGAAAACCCGTTTGGAAAAAGTAATTGCCGACGGTGGAGCAGATGCAGAAACCGCAAAGCAATTAAAGCAGGCAAAAGCAGATTTGGCAAACGTTACAACTCAATATACAGAGTTGAACAAAAAGTTTGAGGCAGAAAAAGAAAACCACGCCAAAGAGTTGTTCGGCATTAAGATAGACAACGAATTGCAAACAGCGTCCGCAGGGCTTAAATTTAAGGCAGGTTTGCCGGAAAGTGTAACAAAGGTTATTTTGCAGCAGGCTAACGATAAAATCAAGGGAATGAACCCGGAATATATCGACGATGGCAAAGGCGGCAAAATTTTGGCGTTTAAGGACGAAACCGGGGCGATTATGAGAAACCCGAACAATCAGTTAAACCCATTTACGCCAGGCGAGTTGTTAACCCGTGAATTGGACGCAATGGGAATAATTGACAAAGGACGCCAACAGCCGGGAGGCGGAACAATCCCGCCGGGAGGTAGAGGCGCAGGCGGTAGCGTAGTAATTGACGTTGCAGGATGCAAAACACGTGTTGAAGCATACGACGCAATTAGTAACAATCTGATGGCGCAGGGAATGACCGCAGGTTCCAAAGAGTTTGAGGATGCAATGGCGCAAGCATGGAAAGACAACAATATTGCAGCATTGCCGGAGAGATAAAACAACCACGGGTAAAGGGTAAACCCGCATTAATAACAATTTAAAATAAAACATTATGAGTTTAATTGCAACAAGATTACAGAATTGGCGAGTTCAGAACCCGGAATTTGACCGCAATATGACCCGCCCGTGTGAGTATGGCGCATTGGATTTCTTTATTGAGCAAACCAACGCCGCAAATTCCATTATTAACCCAAAGTTGAGGGAAAGGGCGTTTGCCTCAATGGGTAATACCGTGCAAATCCCGGTTATCAATTACGATGGCGATGTTACCGTTGGCAACGTCCGTTCATGTGTAATTGAGGACGATGAAAATACGTCCGCACTTTATACCGTTGTGTGGGCAACATACACAATCGGTTTTACTATGGTTCCGGCGGCTTATACGAACAATGAAATTTCGTATGAACACGACTTTTACCGTAAAATGGAAAAATATACACGTGCGTTGGCTGATGCGTTAGACAAAGGCGCAATTGCAGCGTTGGAAGCACAGAAAACGCAGGTATTGAAAGACAAATTGAATTATGACTTTTCCGGTAACGTTATCAAGGTTAAAAAGGAAATGGCAACCGAAATTTTGGGCGACATTGACCCAATTATGAGAGCCAATTGTTACCCACGTATGCCGCATATCGTTTGCAACGCCGGAATCGAAAGTTTGGTTCGCAAGTTGGCGCAGCATGGAGCGACAAACGACGTAAACAAACAGTTGGAATACGCCGGAAAGAAATTCCATTACACAAACAACGTGACAAACGAAGTAAGCCAAAATGGAACATTCTTTGCTGTTGAAGATGGTAACGTTGGCGTGTTAACCCGTGTTGACCGTGAAGCATTGCGCCGTACACGTGCCAATTTCCATGAATGGGATGTTGTACGTTTGCCGATGATTGATTTGCCAGTTGGTTCACATTACTATACTTCGGTTGGCGACCAAAGTGCAACAGTAGGAGCAGCAACAGAGGATTTGACTTGCGCCGTTAAGGAGTATTTCGGATTTAGTGTTGATGTTGCCTTTTTGGTTGCTTATAACAGTGACCCAACAAAGGTTGCAAATCCGATTATCAAAGCGCAGATTGCAGCACGCGACCAAAATGAACCTTTGGGTATGCCTGTTTATGTAACTAACGCCGCAGCATTTCCCGGCGGAGGTGCGAGCGCATAACGCCGGAGCATAACGAATTATTTAACCGAGGGGACGGGGTGGTTATCCCCGCCCCCTTATTTATTGCAATCTTAATTCCTAATATGGGAAATAAATGGGCGTTTTTATGATAAGAATAAATGAAATATGCGAAGCGTTAAAAAATGTGTGCGGGTGGGAGCAATCATACAACCCGAAAACATTCATTGATGAACATTTGACACAGACCGAAAGCGGGTTGTACTTTCAAGGTGCGCACCCGCTTTTGACGTTGGATAATATGCAGGCAATAATTCCGGACGATTGGGGGCTACAATATCCGGAATGGAATTTGATTTTGCCGTATAAAGCCGGGCAAAAAGTAAAGCATAACAATATATTTTGGATTGCTAAAATAGATAATACCGGGCAGGAACCGATGGCGAGCGATTTTAACGAAGATTACAGCCGGGACGATTACGGAAACCCGTATTGGCGACCATACAACATTTTTTCTGACTTTTTGGAAAGACTGACATTAAACGGAATTGCAACCGTTGTTCAGACGTTTACACAGATTAAGCAGTTGGAAAAGGAAACCCGCAATTTATTAGAAAGAAAAACGTTTTTTGATGGTTCCGGCAGGATCCGGGCTACAATTCAAAATACCCATAAATTAGTAGGATTTGAAATTGTTCCGGTTCGTAGTATGGGGGTAACAACCAAAATTGAGAAAATCGGGCTACAAATGACCGGAGCGACCGGAAAGGTAAGAATGTATTTATTTCATTCGTCACAGATTGACCCGGTAAAAACATTCGATTTGGATTTTACCGTTACAAATGGTGGCTTTCAATGGTTCCCGTTGACCGATTGTTATTTGCCGTATATAAGCGATGCAAACAACGCCGGGGGTTCATGGTTCCTTTGCTATAATCAAGACGAATTGCCCGCCGGGATGGAAGCAATAAACGTATCTAAGGATTGGAGCCGGGAGCCGTGCGGAACGTGTAACATTGGTTCCGTTGAAACATGGCGAGAAATGACAAAGTATTTGCAGGTTTCCCCGTTTAAAGTTGACGCCCCGGAAACATTCGAGCAATACCCGGAATTATGGGACGTGGCTTATACTATGTACACAAATACCCACAATTACGGGCTAAATTGCGAAATAACGGTTGGTTGCGATTTGACCGACTTTATTATTTCGCAACGGCAGATGTTCCAAACCGTTATTCAAAGGCAGGTTGCGGCAATAGGTTTGCGAACGTTAGCAATGAATCCCAACGTTAGGGTTAACCGCAATCAGTCAAATGCAAGCCGCACCGATATTCTGTATGAGTTGGACGGCAATACGTCCGGGGTTCGTCCCGGCGGGTTGGGCTATGACCTTAAAAAAGCGTATGAGGCTTTGCGATTAGATACGCAGGGGTTAGACCGCATTTGTTTGAGTTGTAACAACCGGGGCGTTAGATACAGAACCGTTTAGTATATAATTTCAAGCAAAAGTTGTATATAATTTCAAGGTAAAATTGTAGAATTTAAAAGCGTAAATTATGAGAGTAAGAGGATTTCAAGCGTATATGATTGATGCGCAATACACGTATGATAAATTGAAAAAGGATATTGCAATTACTGAATCATGGTCGAGCATTTCCGGAAAGTTGCCGCAAATTTTGGTCGTGGCAAATATTGTTGACGATGACGGCGCAGAATATCCATCGCCAAAAGCAAAAGTAACCATTGATGCAACAAACGTTGAAAAAGACATTCCGGCAAGTGGTATTGTAATGTTGGATTTGTCCGCCGCAAAAGATAAGTACATGAACAACGATATTGTTATTAAAGTGTACAACGACACGCAGGAAAGCAGCGGGCAAACGCTGACAATTCAAGGAATGACAATTGAAAATGCAATGAGAGTTATTGATTTGCATTTGGCGTCAAAAGGGCAAACGGATTTGGCAAAATTGTTGCATTATTATCTATTTAAGTCAGGCACGCCGGGAACGCCCGGTCGTCCCGGGGCTGATGCGACAATTACCGGAGCAACCGCAACCGTGGATGCAAACACCGGAACCCCGAACGTAACGGTATCATTGGGCGGCACCGCAAGCGCAAGAACATTTGCTTTTGCTTTTAAGAATCTGAAAGGGCAACCGGGTACACCCGGAACACCGGGCGCACCGGGAAAGGATGCAGTTTTGACCGCAGCCACAAAACAAGCTATTGGAGGCGTAAAAGCGGCAGCAGATATTGCTAATTTGGGCGGAAGTGAAGAGTTAGCCGCCGTAATAGCTAAATTCAATGCACTATTGGCAGCATTGAGAACGTGCGGTATTCTTATTTCGTGATATGGGAAAAATTGACGACTTATTAAAACGGGTCGTTCAATTCAACGATGAATTGACGTCCGGGCGGTTAATGCAGAAAATAATTTGGGACAACGAAGCGTATATAATAGACATGAACGCCGAGGAACAATTGTTTGAACAAGGCGTTAACCGTTTGGGCGTTTCAATCATGGATTACGCCCCGTATAGCCCGGTAACAATTGAGATTAAGGAGGCAAAGGGACAGCCTACAAACCGGGTAACGTTAAGGGATGAGGGCGATTTTCAAAGTAGCTTTTATTTGGAGGTTGGCGACAAACAATTTGAAATTAAGGCGGCGGATTGGAAAACCGAGGAATTAATAAAAAAGTATGGACGCCAAATTTTAGGTTTAACGGACGAAAATATTAAAATCCTTATATGGCATTATATTTTCCCGGATTTAATAACAGAGGCAAAAAAAACGATATATGGCAGCGAATAACAAAGCCCCGGTAATTGCGAACCCGGAATTATTAGACAGAATCATTGGAAATATACAAACCGGATTGGTTGATAATTTACCGTGGTTGGACAAAGCATTTGGACGGGCTGAAAGACTTGTTAAATATGACGGGAACCGGAAACGTTATTTTACCCCGTGCGTTTATGTAGGGCGAAACGATTATATAGAAGTAACCCCGGATGCAAATATTGGGAATTTTTCGTTTTTTTGGATTGACGACCCGCAGGACGTTAGTTGGGAATCCGGCGTTTCAATAGGGCTAAAAACCTCGTTTTCCCTTATCTTTTGGTTTGATTTCCGGAAGATATTCAACGATGCGAGCGACCGGAACAAAGAAGCAGTTAAGCGGCAAATATTGGACGTGTTGAACGGAGGCTTTTGGCTGAAACATGGGCGTTTGAAAATAACAAAGGTTTATGAGTTGGCGGAAAATATTTACCGGGGTTTTTCTTTGGACGAAATAGACAACCAATTTTTAATGCACCCGTACGGCGGGTTCCGGTTCTATGGAGAATTAAGTATTGGAGAATCATGTAAATTGTAAGATTATGAAAGAATTTATTTTTTACGTTATATTGGTCGCAATGTTGGCGGCTTTTGTGCTTACATTATTGCGCAAATGGGGCGTTATTGAATGGGTACAAGTTCACGGGAACGATTTCTTTGCAAAGATGTTTAGTTGCGATTTCTGTTTGTCGTGGTGGGCGGGCGTTATTTTGTCCGTTCTTATGCTGATTATGACCGGGAACCCCGTATTATTGGGCGTTCCCTTTTGTAGTACAATGATAACACGTAAATTGCTATGAGAACCGTTGATATTAATGGAAAGAAAGTTGAGTTGTACGATGCAATAGAGGATTTGCCGATTATTCGATTTCATAAGTACAACAAAATGTTGTTAGTTGACGCCGGGATTGGTTCAGATTTGGCGGATTTCGATAAACATATTGAAAAGACGATAAGATATGCACACAGCAAAACCCCGCAGTTGGCAACCGTTGAGTTGGAAAATATGCGCCAAAATGTGTATTTCATACAATCCGAGATTTCGCCCCGGTATTTATCTTTTGCGGTTTTAGTAAAGAGCATTGACGGGAACCCGTGCAATGATTTATCAGACGATGGATTGCAAAAGATAGTTGATTTGTTCGCCGATGTTCCGAACGCAGAATTAACCGCCCATTTGGAAGCGGTTAAAAAAAAAATAGATGAAGAATTGCGGTTGTATTTTCCCCGGATATTTGATGATGCAGCATTAAAAGAGTATTTCGACCAACTGAAAGAAAGAACGGTTATTTTATTGCGCACAATCATAGCCGGGGAAGCAACCGAAACGGATGCAAAAAGAATTGACGAAATTACAGCAGAGTTGATAACGTATTTCAATCCGCAATCATTTTCGGGAGCCGACAGCGTAGAAATACGATACGACAAACAATTTGAAAATATGTGTTTGATATTGTCGCAGAATTTGCACGTTGACCCGAAAAGATTTACCGTATTGGAATATTACAACGCATTTGAGTATATCAAGGAACAAGCCAAAAAAGCAAACAAGCAAAAAAGGGCAAAATAAGGCGATTCCCGGCGTTATTTCCCGGCAGATAATAAAATATACGTTTGAGAAAAGAAAATCGAAATACGGGGAAATTTCCCGAAAACAACTTTAAATAATAGTTGCTATGGCAGATAATCAACCGATAAAGTATAAAGATTTAATCAGCCCGGATAATTCAATTGAGGAACTGATAAAACAATTGACCGAGTTAAAAGACACATATACGGACGCATTGGCAAGTATCAAAGCCGAGGCGATTCAATTGGCGGCTACATTGCAAAAGGTTTCCGGAGCCACGGAGGACGGGCGAAAGACAACCAAAAAAGCCGCAGACGATGCGGAACGTTTGGCACGTGCGCAACGTGATTTGGCGTTTGCAGAAAGCGAGAACGCCAAAAAGTTAGCCGAGTTAAAATTGGCACAGCAGGAAGCGAACCAAATTAATAAACTGATTGTGAAAATAAATCAATCCGCCGAGGGTAGTTATAACCGTTTATCGGCGCAATATTCATTGAATAAGATTTATTTAAACAACATGACTAAAGCCGAACGGGAAAACACCGAGGAGGGGCGAAAATTGGTTGCACAAACCAAAGAAATATACGAAGAAATGAAACGTTTGCAGGAAGCAACCGGGAAATTTCAATTGAATGTCGGAAATTATACGGAGGCGTCCGATGCAATTATTGCGTATGGCGACAAATTAAAAGAAACGTTAGGTTTAAATAGCGCATTTGGCGAAAGTCTTTTGGCGTTAGGACGTGGCGGGGCTGAAAGTAAAGCCGTTTTTACAGCTATTGGCGATGGGGCAAAAGCATTGGGAAAAACTTTGTTGGGATTACTTTCAAACCCGGTTTTTTTGGCGATTGCCGGAATTGCGGCGGCGGGTGCGGCGTTTAAATGGTGGTACGATTATAACGCCGGGTTAGTTGAGGCAACGAGATTGACGCAACAATTTACCGGGAAAAGTGGCGATGATTTGAAAGCGTTTAGAAATGAGGTGCAAGCTGTCGCAGATTCGTTCGGCGCAGATTTCCGGGAAACATTGATTGCAACAAACGCATTATCAAAACAATTTGGTATTTCTGCAAATGAGGCATTGCAGTTGGTTAAGGATGGTTTTTTGTCCGGAGCCGATGCGAACGGGGAATTTTTAGACACGTTGAAAGAATACCCGGCATATTTCAAAGAGGCTGGAATATCAGCAGACCAATTTGTTGCAATTGTTACCCAAACAAACAAAATGGGTATCTTTTCAGACAAAGGCGTTGATGCAATTAAGGAGGCAAATTTGAGATTGCGAGAAATGACGACAGCAACGGCGGCGGCTTTGGACGGTATCGGTATTTCATCGGAACAAGTTCAAAAAGATTTGCAGACCGGAACCAAAACAACGTTCGATGTTATACAAGACGTTTCCGCAAAATTGGCAGAATTGCCGGATAATGCGGCAACGGTCGGGGCTGCAATTGCAGATATATTCGGGGGGCCCGGAGAGGACGCCGGATTGCAGTATTTGCGCACGTTGAAAGATATTTCAACAAACATGGATGAAGTAAAAGGGAAAGCCGGAGTTTTGGCGCAATTGCAAGAGGAACAATTGCAAAGCCAAATTGAGTTGCAAAACGCATTATCCGGGTTGTTTGACGCAACCGGAGGGAATTTTGAAACGTTGACAACGCAGGCAAAAGTTTTTGTTAACCAAGGATTGACGGCGATAATAAAAGGGGTTATTGATGTTGTCAATTACTTTATTGAGTTGTACAATGAAAGTGTTTTGATACGTGCCATTTGGAACGGTATAGTTGCCGGATTTAAAACCACATTTGACACGTTGGGAAATTTGTTTGGATTCTTTATTGATATTGTCAAAGCAACCGGAACCGCATTAAAGGGAGCGTTTACGTTGGATTTTGACGACGTTAAAAAAGGGTTGTCAGATTATGCAGCCGCATACGGAAATTTGGTAAAAGCACAAGTAAAGGACATTACCCAAAATTTCAAAGAGGGGTTGGATGATATGCAAAAGAAAATAAAGCCGATAACAATCCCCGTTTCCGTAGGAGATACGCCAAAAGAACCGACCGGGAACAAACCCGTAACAACACAGAACCCAACCGTAACGCCGATGGGTAAAAGCGATGCGGAAAAGGCAGCAGAACAGCAAGCAAAACAAATTGAGGCGGCATATAAAAAGAATTTGGAAGCAACCCGAAAATTGCAGGATGCACAATTGCAGTTGGAAACCGATGAATGGGCAAAGCATCGCCAACAAACGCAATATCAGTATTCCCGCCAAATTGAGGATTTACAACACCAATTGCAGACCGAAAAGGATTTGAACGAAACCGGACGCCAAGCGATAAACGCCACAATTACGGCGTTGGAACAGCAACAAACCGAGGCATTATTGAAAATCGAACAAGACCGACAATTGCAGGAATTGGCGTTGCAGAAAGAAAGCATTGAATTACGTTTGCAAGCAGTCAAAGAGGGAAGCGAGCAGGAAAGACAATTGCGGATGCAGTTGTTGGAAAACGAAAGACAAACCGCATTATTACAGAACCAACAGAAACCGACCGGGCAACAGCAAGACGCCGGGGCGATTAATGCAAGTTTTGACGCAAAGGGAGCCGGAATTGCGGACGAATATTTGCAAACGCAATTACAGATATTCGACCAACAACAAGCGTTGGCACAATCGGAGTTTGATTTGTTGAGAAATTCAGAAGCCCGGAAAACTCAATTCCGTTTGCAAGCAGAAAAGGAACGTTTGCAAAAGGTTTTAGAATTAAATCAGCAAGCCGCCAATAAATTGTCTGATGTTGAGGTACAAACAATTCAAAACACTATTAAAAAAATAGACCAAGAAATTGAGCAATCCAAAGGGGAGGAACGAGGAACAGACATTTACGGTTTGTTTGGGCTTAATTTGGACGACAACCAAAAAGAGGCAATTAATACGTCTATGCAATACGCATTGGATGCGTTAAATACATTCACGGCGGCACGTGTTGCCGCAGCAGATGCAGCCGTTGAGCAAGCGGATAAAGAGGTTTCCGCCGCACAATCGGCGTTGGATGCAGAATTGGAAGCAAGGGCAAACGGGTACGCCAATAATGTTGTACAAGCGCAAAAGGAGTTGGATTTGGCAAAGAAAAACCAAGAAAAAGCGTTGAAAGAACAACAGAAAGCGCAAAAACAGCAGGCAGCAATACAAACATTGCAGCAAATCGGAAACATGGTAACAGCAACGGCGTTGATATGGTCGCAATTAGGTTTTCCGTTTGCAATACCTGCAATTGCCGTAATGTGGGCGAGTTTTGCAGCGTCTAAAATCAAGGCGGCGCAATTGGCAAAACAGACCGGAGGAACCGGAGGAACGGAAACATACGGCGATGGTACCGTTGAACTTTTGGAGGGCGGTTCGCACCAAAGCGGAAATGATATTGATTTAGGAACGAAACCGGACGGAACCCGCCGGCGTGCCGAGGGAGGCGAATTTTTCGCCGTGATAAATAAACGAAGTTCACGCCGTTTCAGAAAGATAATACCGGACGTTATCAATTCGCTAAACAATGGTACATTTGCACACAAGTATTTAAAATCCTATTCAGACGGCGATGGTTTGACGTTAAACGTTACCGGACAAAGCCCGGATTTACGCAATTTGTCGGATGATGTAAGGGAAATTAAGGAACAGAACCAACAACGGGTTTACGTGGATGGCGATGGAAATACGATTGAAAGTTACAAGAATTTGAAACGTAAAATAAAAAGACTATGACACCAAAATATAGATTCTTTTTGCAGATAGGGGAGGACGGAACCAAACAAACCGTCTGCCCCAATTATAAGGATGATTTAACGTTGGATTATGAGTTGGAAACAAATCAAAGGTTTTACCGGGCTAAATTGTCCGGTAAAATAAACTTTGTCCGTGCTGATTACGATATTATCAATAACGCCCCGTTTGATTCTGAATTTTTCCTATATATCGAAAAAAGCGATGATTGGGGACAAACATACAATCAATACTATAAAGCAAAGTTTATGAAAACGGATTGTACGTTTAATGATGATGATAAATTGGTTACGGTACAGCCGGAAACAATAGACCAATACAACGACGTTTTGGCAGGATTGGAAAAGGAATACAATTTAATTGAGTTAGCCCCACAAATCGAATTTCTTACAATAAGAAAACGCCCATTGATACAAATATACGTTCCCGGAGATAGTATTGTTTCGTGCTTTTTGGGCGGCACGAATTGGGAACAAGACGCAAACGCCACGACTGACCAAAACGCATTAATACAAACCTATCATTTTGCACTATGTAATATTTTGAAAGAAATACAAATTACGTCGCAAGGTTCCCCGGCGGTAATATCCGGGCTTTATACTGGGCGGATGTCGACGAGTGTAAGTCCTGATGAATTTATGGGAGATTTATACCCGGAATTAAATGTAAATTATTATATCCATATTGCACAAAAACTAATTGCGGGTGGGCTACCTATTGGGCTAGCAGGTGTTGAGATACGCCGCCGTTCTGATGATGTGGCAATGTTCCGGTTTACAAAGATAACGCAAGAACCTTTTGATACGTTGGAATTTGATTTAACCGCCGTTGAGGGTTCCGGAGCAACGGGTACGATGCACGCCGATATGAAAAGTTATAATATATACGCCCGATATTTGGCTGATGTTGATAAAATAGACGATTTAGATACATACCCGTTGCCGTCCGATGATATTGTAGATAATAATAGAAATTACCGCCGGGCAATTGGTTACGCAATCGACGTGGCATTTATATCTAAAAATTTTTCAGATACGCCGACCGAGTGGGGATTAGCCAACAGTGGAAAGTATTTTGAGCCGCCTTATTCCATATATGGACAAACGTTTTATCCAATCGCCCGGTCAACGTGGCGTTATGCGTCGTTATGGTTTGGGTTTTATCTGATGGATTGGATATTAGAGGAAAAAGCCCGAAAAGCATATACTTTGCGTGATGCGTTTACATTGTCGTCATGTATCAATGTGCTATTAAAAGAATTTGCGCCCGGAATAACGCATGAAGCGACGCCGGAATACAGCCAATTTCTTTATAACACAAACAATCCTATTTCCGGGCAGTCATTTAAGTTGCTAATAAGTCAGAAAAGTAATATCATTAATGGCGAATATAAAACCCCGGCGCAAAAAGCCCCGATTACATTACAACAGATTATGACGATGTTACGGGATATTTACAAATGTTATTGGTATATTGAGGACGGAAAATTTAAGATTGAACAAGTAAGTTGGTTTAGAAATGGCGGTTCGTATGGATATAACCCGATTATTGATTATGATTTAACACAATTAGAAAACGTTAGGAACGGCAAAAAATTAGCTTTTGCAACGTCTGAATATTCATTTGACAAAGTAAAAATGCCGGAACGTTATCAATTTGAGTGGATGGATGATGTAACAACACCATTTGAGGGTTTACCAATAGAAATTACGTCAAAATATGTAACAGCCGGGAAAATTGAAGAAATTAACATATCAAATTTTACGTCTGACATAGATTTGATGTTGTTAAACCCCGGTGCAATTAGTTCCGATGGATTCGCATTGTTTGCAGCAGTTACGCCGTCCGGCGGCGGACAATTGGAATTGCCTTTCACAAGACAAACCGTTGATAGCGTAGAATATTTTTTGCAAAATGGATATTTAGCGTTTATCAATATACAACCGACATATTGGGTTTATGATATGCCCGCACGGAATTTCAAAATAAATAATTCCCAATATTATGCTTTGGGAGGATTGGAACGTAAAAAGAAACAAACTTTGAATTTTCCGGCAGGAACAACAGACCCAAACCCGATGCAGTTAGTTAAAACGTATGTTGGTAACGGTCAAGTTGATAAACTTTCAGTAAATTTGTGTAGTCGAAACATTAAAGCAACATTGAAGTATGACACAGAATAACAATTTCAGCGTATTGCCGTGGTACACGTCTATCGACGAGCAAAACAGCCGTAAGAGTTATGCGTATGGGGCAATTTATCCATTGTTTGCCCCGGCTGATAGGCTTTTGCCGTTCCAAATCATGCGGAGCACGCGGGAAAATGCCATTACAAACGTAGTTTTGTATGACAAAAACGGCAAGCAGATAGCCAATATTACGCAGTATATGAAAGATACCGGATTGCAGATTGTCCGATTTGAAAATATGGGTTACGATGTCATTGTATATCCGGCAATTTTGCCGATGCCGTTAAACCAATTCGATGGAATCTATTATATGACAATGACGGATGGCGTTCAAACATGGTGGTCTGAAATGTTTACGGTCGTGCAGGACGTTTCCGGATATTTGAAAATCGAATGGTGGGACATTGAAAACCTTGTATTTGATGCCGGACAGATTGTTTACCAAAATCCGGCATTCAAAAATAGGTTGTATTTGTGTACAGAATTGGGAAAACCTGATTACGAATTTGAGGAAGATGGCGAAGAACGCGACGGTTATTTCTTCCCGGAAAAGCAGATTTCGGAAAAGACCTACAAATGTACAATACTTGCCCCGGAATACCTCTGCGATGTTATGAGATTTATCCGTATGGCTGATTACGTCCAGGTTACCGATAAGTATGGCCGAAAATACGATTGCGATACATTCCTAATAACGCCAAAATGGCAGACGCAAGGCGATTTGGCCAGCGTAGAAATAGAATTTCAGACTGACACCGTTGTCAAGAAAATAGGCCGAGGCGTAATGATTGCAAACAAAGGAGATTTTAACAATGACTTTAATAACGATTTTAACAACAATTGATTATGGGAAATTATGATGAATTAAAACAGGCCGTTTCCGATATCATTAAGACAAATGGAAATCAAGAAATTACCGGACAAGTGTTGCAAAATACGTTGGTTTCTATAATTAATACGGTAGGCGCCAATGCAACATTTGCGGGAATAGCCACCCCGGAAACAAATCCGGGCACACCCGACCAAAACATTTTTTATATTGCATCGGAAGACGGTGTATATGTAAACTTTAATTCTATTAAATTAGAAAATGAAGTTTCTATACTTGAAAATAAGAATGGGAATTGGGTAAAAACTATTTCCGGATTAGCGACAATGGCTAAACTTATGGAGGTAGAATATAAAGCAGGAACTCTAATTGACACAATTATTTCAAATAATGGTAGTAAAAATGTAGAAATAAAAAATCCTATACATGTAAAAAGAGGGTCATTTCTATATATAAATGTTTTAAATAATAACTATGAAAGTGATGTCTCGTTTTTCTTTAAAGATACATTAGGGAAATATTATCAATTAGATAATAATGGAGAAAAATACTTTTATGTTTATAACGATATAGATATAGATATGTTTGGGTTTAATTGTTTAAGCTCAGAAGACAAACTAATATCTGCCCATTATAAAATACAATATGTTAGAGGAAGAATTAATAATATTGTAAATTCCGAATTAGGTATCAATCTGTTTGAATATAACTATTTACAGCGTGGTTATATTACAACAAATGGAGATATTTCGTCAGATTACAACGGAGCTATTACACCAATTGTAAATGTTAAAATGGGCGATACTTATATATATACAGGTGGTTTTTCTGTTAATGATGATTTGTCAATGGTGTGGGGATATAGTGAAGACGGTAGTGTTAAAAAAATGCTATTGCAGTCAAAACAAGAAATTTATTATAATACAGAAATACAAATACCTGATGGAATTGATTATATAATTGCATGGAGTGATGATAATAGTATAATACCCCAATTGACCAAAAAGAAATCAGCATTACAGAATATGATGATAAAAGAAGCAATTGGAAACAATTTATATAATTATCGAAATTCAATCGCGGATAGATATGTTGATTATTCTAAAGGTAAAGAAATGGATGCAGTTGGATTTTATGCAAGTGAATTTATTAAAATCAAAAGCAATACAGAATATTTTATAAAATACGGTCAACAACAATTTGCATTTTTTGATAATAACAAAAACTATATAAGTGGACAAGTCAATGCAATTAATCAATATTTTATAACACCATCAAACGCGTCATTTATTAGAATTACGGTCGATGAAGAATACAATAAAAAACAAATACTTTCAGAGGCTAAAAATTTTTGCAATGAGGAATATAATATAGGATTTAAAGAATTATCCATATTAGATACAAAAATAGTAACTAATGGAAGAACGCGTATTGTTGCAACCCGAAATGAACAAAACTTTAATTCCATAAGAGAATTAATAGAATCTTTGCCAGCCGATTCAAATCATCCGTATGAAATATTTGTTCCAAAAGGAAGATGGCATGAATGTAATTTGAGAGGGAAAAAATATGTATATATAATAGGGGAAGACATGTATGAAACTATTATATATAATGATGGCCTATCTAATAATATAACTCCCAATAATTATCCGTTTGGTCAAGGTGGTAAACCGTTAAATGAAATACCAAAAGATTTCAAACATATAATATATGCGCAAAATGATTTAAATATTAGCAATGTAAGATTAGAGACAAACGATTGTAAATATTGCGTACATTTAGATAATCTATATTATAATAATATTGTAATAAATAATTGCATTATTGCAACAAAAGAAAATGTAAATTTCCCTATTGGAATAGGAATTTATGGAGGACAAAATATAAATATAATGTCATCTATAATTATTGCTTATGATAAAAAAGAGGGAATATTATGTCATAATTGGAACAACCAAAGATTTCCATCATCTATAATAATAAAAGATACATTATTTGACGGATGCGATTTTCTTATGGTTGACGAACTTGGAAGCGAACAAAATGATTTATGGCAATTGATTAATTGTAAGTCGACCAAACCTAAAGGTGGTAATGTATCATTTATGGTTGACTACAATAATGAAAATAAAACATATTGGATAAATAATAAAGGGGAAAATGAATCAGACCCACAAAAAGTTCCATATAGTATAAAATTAAATACATTAGGTAGTAATGTGAATGCGTTTATACCAATTAATTTTTTCCCAACAGGTGTCGTTGCGAGACCTAATATGGAAAAATATATTATATCGGATAATTTTTTAAAAGAAGATATAGAAAATCAAAATATCGGTGATGTGTTAATATCGTTTAATGGAGAATATAATGATATTGAACTAAAGATATTAGGAGTAATTCAAAATATAATAGACGGTAAAATGTATATATCATTAACAGGAAAAGGGGTTTGTATTAAAAAAAATATAATAACTGATGATGTTTCAGATAATCAAAAGCTATATGTTAATTCGCAAAAAAAAATAACAACATCAAAAACGGAAAGATTTTTAGGTGTGTCTCAGTTATTAGACGATAAAATTATTATAAATATATAGAAATTATGGAAAGACTATTTAATTGGGAACAATGGCGCATTATCGCCGTATCAGCGATAAGCCCGGTTTTGGGGTATCTTACCCCAACAAAAGGATTTGTGTTTGCTTTGGCAATGATGTTTTCATTCAACATTTGGGCAGGAATGAGAGCCGACGGCGTGGCGATAGTTCGCTGCAAAAACTTCTCATTCCGTAAGTTCAAAAACGCCTTATGCGAATTGCTATTGTATCTTTTCATAATGGAATCTATATTTGTCATTATGAATAATTGCGGGGATGAAGCAGCGGCAATAATCGTTGTAAAATCATTAACATACGTGTTTATGTATGTATATTTACAAAATGCGTTCCGGAATCTGATTATTGCGTACCCCCGGGAATTGGCATTGCGTATTATTTACCATGTTATCCGTTTGGAGTTTACAAGGGCTTTACCGTCGCATTTGCAACCGATAATTGACAGATTGGAAAAAGAATTTGGGGACGACCCCGACAAAAACAATAAAAAGAAAAAAGATGGATAAACAAAGTAATATGTTTAACCCGGTGCGGAGCAATCCGCACCACAAAATTTTATTATTATGGCAGGAATGAAACAATTATCAGCGGGCAGCAGCCAAATTTTAATGATGATGTTCCGGGATAAAAACAACGCCCCAATTAAGGCGGATTCCGTACACGTCAAAGGTTCGATTTTTACCGGAAGCGGTAAGCCGTTTGAATTTGAGGTAAACAAAGGGGTTTGCACCAATTGTAAGATTCAGAACGATATGTTGTTGTTTAATATCGTTCCGCTTTTAGGATTGGGGCAAATGCAAGTTTACACACAAACCTATTTGGGCGACACGAAAGCAATTACCGGAACATACATTTCAGAAAACCAACAGAAATTGGGCGTTGAAGTAGTTCAGAAAGGAACATTTCTTTCCGATAGGCAGGGCGCAATGTGGGTTGATGTATATTTGCCGATTGAAATTAATGATGCAGCACAAATCCCGTGGGTTCCGGCAGGAGCGGACGAACAATGGATTAAAGATTATTTGGATAAGTATGTAAAAACCCCGGCGTTTGCCGCAACGCTGGCGGCATTGGGCGGGGCAAGCAAAAACCTTTCAAATGTTGATGCAAAAGACTTTGAGAAAAAAGCAAAGGACGGTAATTTTGCTCAGAATGATTTAGCGGACGTAGATTTGGCAAAACTCAAAGAAAAAGGTTTGGCGGCAGGATTGGCAGACGCAAAGAACCCAATAAGCCCAACAGAGTTTGACCGTATGATTAAGCAAAATGCGGCTTTTATTGCATTGTCTAAAACAGCGCACCCGGCAACAGCAGGAAAGACAAACGAGCAGATTAAGGCGTTATTCTATGCCAACCGCCAAGAGGTACAAAAGGGGGTAAATCTGAATACAGACCCGTACAACAAAAGTACAACTTTGTTGTTGGTTTATCAGATGAGCAACAACCAAACAATTCAACAGACATTGCCGCCCGTATCGGATAACCGAATTATCATTTTGGAACTTATACAAGAACCGGGGGCAGCCAATTACAAGGCAATAATTAGCCCGGCAGCCGGAGAAAGTATTGATGGGGCAAATACACCAATAACCGTTACAAGCAATGGGATTGCAGGTATTTTTTTGCCTATTCAGAACGAAAATACGTGGGATTTTATTCCGTGGTATAAAACTATTGATAGCAGCCTAACAACAAGCGATGAGCAGGGAAATATTGTGTTGCAGACAAAGAATTTACGATTTAAAAAACCTTTCTTTATTGAATACGATAGTGATACAGACGAAGCAAATGTAAATTTGGGAAATGTTCCATTTTTGTTTAATGATAAAATAGCAAAAAAATCATTTAAAGCAACAGAGGTCGGAAGTATGGATGGAACGGTTCGTATTTCGCAAATGGGAAACGGACAAACACCCGATGGAGACCCGATTTTCAAGGCTGATTTATCCGTTGTTCCGGGAAAAGATGCAGAGGGAATATTGGCAATGTTAGGTAATGATGAATTGGTAAATTCTAAGTATGCAAAATCCCGTTTGTGGTTTTCTGATTTGAAAGTTAAGGGCGGTATGTCAGTATATCAAGATATGAAAAAGAAATCTTTCGTTATACAAGACATTGCCCCGCAGGACGACCCAAATATTTCCGGAGGAACAACCTTTTTAATTGGCTTGTATATTGAGCCAACGCAATATGGGGATAACAGAATTACGCAGGACGGTTGGGTTAGACTTGAATTTGCTGACGATAACGACCAAACGTTATTAGATGTAAACGGCAACCCTATGGTGGTTCAGATTGACTATAAAGCAGGCGACAAACAACGCAAAGAATTGTATTTGGGAGAGTGTCAAGTAAAGGCATTTACTGATGTTCATTTGCGTATAGAAACCAATTTCCCGAATGAAGAATTATTGTCTATTGGGGCAAATTCATGTGTGTTGATTCAGTCAGTAGGCAAAGACTATGGAGTCGGAAAGGCATTGTTAGCATTTATGGCGTTTACCGGGTATCAAATCAAAATGAATAATAAATATTACGGTTACAACTCTTTGAACCTTTCAAGGGCTTTGGTTTTTGACGAACCGGAAATTGACGTCAATAATGATGTAATGTATTTCGGCGATAATACATATTTGTCAGTTAAGACAGCAGCAAAGGTAAGTATATCTAATAATCAGCTAATTGTTAAAGATAATAACAAGGATTTGCCCGTATTTTCTTTGTTTAAGCGATATAACAGATTTGACACCTTTGTTTGCCGTGGTAAAAATTACAAAGCTACCGTTAAAATTACAGACAAACAAAATGCCTTTGTGGTTGCATTGATGAAGTACACCGGGTCGGAAAATGTAGCACCAACACCGGAATTGGTAAGTTACAATAACGACCAACCGCAATTCAATGCAGGATGGAGCATTTCTGACAAATTATTTATATCAGAGGATGCAGTGAGCGGAATCCATGAAGCAACAAAAACGTTTGTTGTTCCTACTGACGCAAAGGAATTTGCGGTAATTATATTCCCTAATGCTTCGCAGATACCAACAACTATGGTATTGAATGATTTTGAGGGGGATATAACCCCGTGGTTTAATCGAATGGTAATAACAGATAGTTCGCATATTTCGGAAAAATATTTGGAGTATCAGAAAGACTATGCAAAATTTGTTGTTATGACCCCGGCAGGCGATGCAAGTTACCGATATACGTATAACAAGACCGCAGGAAATATACCTTTGGGCATTAAAAAGGGTTTGGCTTTGGTTAGCAATAATAACGCATGGGCAGACCCCGGAGCGTCTGACCCAAACAAAGTTCAAGGAGATTTATTGGCGGAGGCAGACGGAATTATAACAATTCAGTATTCCGGGCAGGCATACAACGAAACAAGCACAATGAATGAGGCAAATTTTTGGGCTGTAAAGGTTGCGCCGGATGGTTCATTAACGGAAGTTCCAAACAGCCGATATTCAACAACCATTGAAGCAAACAGAAAGATTGCCAAGAACATTCAGTCTAAAAGTATATCATTTCCAATTCAGCAGGGCGAGTCAGTTAGATTTTTGGCTAATTCAAATATTGATGATGGCTTTTATCTGCAAAGCGGAACAGACGGAAAACCTTTGTTTGAGGTTATTGTAAACTTCAAAGAAATGGTAGGTATGCCGTTTATACCGGATGAGTTAGAAAAGGGGGCAACAGAATTTTATGAATAATAACCGGGGCGAAAAGCCCCATAAAAAAGAAAATGAGTAAATAAATAATTCTATTTGCAACGGGGATAGGCGGAGTAATTAACCGACCGAAAGGGCAAGCCAACAGCCCGTCCCCATTTACAATAAAAATTTTAAATGGAGTTATGAAACAGAAAGTAATTATTCTTGATGGAGGCCACGGCGTGGATTGCGCCGGAAAACGTTCCCCCATTTGGGGAGACGGTTCCCAATTGTTAGAATGGGAGT